TGTCCCTTCAGCAAAGCCGAGTCCCGTATACCCACTAAATTGCTCTTTTGCTGGCCCTCCCCCATTTCTGCGGGACTCCATTATCATTTGCTGCGCGTCATTAATATTCGCACCCGTCATCGACATTACATCATCTAGTAATATGTCCTCTAGTTGCTTCTGTATATCAGGATCAAGATTAGATGCTTGATCTGAATATTTTGCTGCAGCCTCCAGAACCAACTCATCAACACGTTGTTGATTAGTTAAAGGGGCTTCAACTGAATTATATTCAGGAGTCTGATAAGTAGAGGCGCTTTCAGTTAAGTCTGTTTGTGGGTTTGGATTAGCTAAAGATTGCGTTTGCGTTTCCGTTTGATTTACTACTGGAGGTGTCTGCTGCGTACCAGCACCTTGACTATTAGTTCCTAAGTTTTGTTGAGTAAGCGACTCGCCTGCGTTTGCCTCGGGAGCTTTCGCCATCGATCCAAGCGCCATTGAAGTGTTAACTCCAAGATTAGCCTGACCCGCAGCCTCTATAAAGTCTATGATCTGTTCCGCTGTAAACGCATCTGCGCCCTCACCACCAAGCATCTGCCCAATGTCCATCTTCTGCCCATTAGCGTCTTCCATCATCGGTACAAATACTTTCGTACTTTTGCCATCGCGACTCGGGCCTGCAATTTCTTCAAACCCATCAAACGTAGCTCCTTCAGGCAGAAAGTTATTAACTTCCAATACCTCGGCAATTAGATTCTCGACTACAGGCATCTGAGTAGGGTCATTCAGTGCTTGTAGCGCACCATTTTTCCTTGCGCTAAATACAAGCTTTTGGGCCTGCGGTGCCGTAACCTTCAATCTATCTGTTTTAGCTTTTAATACGCCCGCAGCTATTTGCTGCCCACCTTGAGCTATGGTTTGCTCTTGTATCGTTAATTGGTTCGCTCTTACGTTGGCTTTACTGTCATATCTTTTTTGTTCAAGGTTTACTGCTTCTACTGCACGCTGAGAAGAACCTTGATTCAAGCGCAACTGTTCGTCAGCCCTAATATTACCTAGTGCTTGCTGTTGAAGCTGACCTGCGTATTTATCATCCGCCACTTGATCACGTTCTGCCTGACGACGGCGATCTTTGAGCCCCATGTACATTGCCCAGACATTATCTAAAGTAGCCATAGTTATTTTTCCTGTTATCCCAATATCATCATGGAAGCTAGGCTAGATGCCGTGCCTAAATTACTTGCGAATGCGTCAGCACTGCGTTTCTTATTACCTGAGATACGATTTGATTCAAGACCTGCAGCATGACGAAGCGCATCAGAACCTGTCTGATTAAGATCGTTGTACATGTTGAGCGAATCCCCAAGCACTTTTGTATTACGCTCGTCTTGACTTAATATCGCAGAGTTCTTTGCCTGATCCGTAAACTGACGAGTAGTTATATCGCCCAATCGTTTTGATTGTTTCGCTGCCTGCCCAGATAAGGCCACGCCAGCTCGACTTCGACTTCGATCATTTACGCCTTTTGCCGCCTTAGCTGCCATCTGAGAATTAAAATCAGCACGATCAATTAGGGTGCGGTCTGTTAAAGCACTCGCAGCGTAATCATCGAGTTGCTGTTGAAAGTTCGATTTATAGTTAGCTTGATCCGCTTCTTGGCTCTTTCTTAATGCTTCTTCTGCACTAGCCATTACCAACTCCCTAACTTAGTAAACAAAGATGCACCAGGCATATTGTTTCGTTTATCTCTCAATTTTAATGAGTTAATGACTCCTGACTCATCAGAAAGAGACCCGTCATGGTTAAACGGAGAACCTGTGCCACTTAGTGCTTTTCTTGATCTTTGATACTTAGAATCAGCAACATCAAAATCATCAAATTTCTTTAGTCCGTATGCAGATGCAACCCCTGTTGCTGCATCCAGCATCGCGTTCTGCCTTATCATAGAAGCATTGGCTTCCGAGGCAGCAATACCAGAAGCAGCCGCTGCACCTGATTTAAGACTAGCCACAGCATTGATGTTCTTCTTGTTACCTAATTCGTTATAACCACTTTTCAGTCCATCTTGACGACCTAAAGCAACATTACCTGCGTTGCTGGTTGCTTGTGATAACTGCGCCCCATAGCCCGTCGATCCAAAACCGCCACCTTGCCCTGACGCAAGTTGCTGACCTGTTCGATCCATACCAGCGGCTTGTGCCACATCAGCCGTAGCCATGCCCCCTAAACGAGAAGCATCGTCACGATTCATTTTCTTTTGGTAATCCAAAAGCAAAGGTTTTGATTGATTTCGAGCCCGAGAAGTCTGTTCTTCTCCTAACTTAATCTCAGCTTTTTCCTGCTCAGATTGCTGTTGCTGCGGTGCGCTAGCCATGTTGTAAATCCTTATAGAAAACGCGGGTTTCCCCGTTAAAGCCTGTTATCTTGCGGTACTTCTCCCAGCCTTTTCGATTGCTACTAAACACAATCTGATCAAAGCCTTTAGCCGAAGCAAACAAGGGTAAAGATTGATAAAGCCTCATAAGCCCACTGCCCTGTTGAGACAAATAAGCGTAGTCGACATGGAGTACCGCTTTTTCAGAATAACAATCCGTGTATTCCTGCATGACAATAAAACCAAAAAGATCATCGCCCGCTTCAGAAATGATGTCGTACAGATAGACCTTGCCGTTGTAAATTGCACGCATGACATCTTCTGTCATACAGTCACTGCCGCCCTTATCTATAGCGTCAGAAATACCACTTGCGTAATAAGTATGTTTGTCACGAACTCGATAAGGGGTGATCGGGTCGAAGTGAAACACTAAACGCCTCCATAACTCACTGTGCGTACTGCGCGTCCGTTATTGTTTTCAGCACGGCCTCGCATCTCTATAATAGCGGATTGAAAAATAGCGCCGTGATATGCCGCTAACGAATTATCCGCCCAAGGCATGCCCGGCATTGCATACAAACGCGCCAATGACCCATCAATTAAATGCTCATGAATCTCTTGCTCAACCGCACTATCGACACCTATAGACTTAGACGTTGTAGTTAAAACTGCACGTATCTTCAAAGTCGCAGCGGCAGTCGGCACAGGTGTTAGTCGCAAGGTCTTACCAAAATCAACCAAAGAACAACAGGTCTTCGATAAGTTAGGTGGTGTTTGTGAATCTGCTATTTGCGGAATGTCTGCTTCTTGCGTGCCTGACTTAATATACTTGAGTTGTACAATACGTAGATCAGACTTAGGTGCTTCTAATTCAACATCGACTAGGCCTGGTATCACATTATGGTCATCTAAATTAATACGCCACAATAATGACTTTGATAAAAACTCTTCGGATGCACGCCGTAATGCCCGAACAATAATAAGATCAGTACACTCGGGGACTGAAGGTAATATTTCTGGAATAATGCTTTCAAATGTAACTATAGCCATCTAAATTTCCTTCGCTTGCGCATCGCCAATGACTGATAGACCCATCTGTTTAGTGAATGATTCGTAATAGGCCGCAGCCTTAGCTTCATCAGATACGTCGGAATCCTTCAAAAAAGCCCTGTGAAGGACAAAGGATAGTAAAGGGTTGCCGTAGGTCGAATCAATGTCAATCGAGCCGTCAGCAGCGTAACTGGACGGGTCAACAGTGAAAACAGCATCTAATTGCCCACTGCCATTGTTAGGTGGGTAGCATAGAAAGTTTCTGCCATCCAAACGCTCAAGAATCACATACTTAACAGTGGTTGCTTGAGCCTTTGTATACCAGTTAGGTTCTTGGGAATCTAAATCTTTTTGATTCACTAACCCCACCGCAGGGCCAGCTTCATTCGAGATCACGCGATGTAAGTGCCGCTTGCCAGCAGGGATCGTTTGATAAACTCCAGCGACCATCGGCATAGTCGCTCTTGCCGTAAATAAAAGCGGCTTCATAGTAGCCATCTCTAGCACACCATCATTAACTGCATTTAACAACTCAGCTTGAGGCCATCGTACTGCAGTCTCATCCAGTAGGAGAGTCGAAGCTCGGCTCAAAATTGATGAGATAGCAATAGTCATTTGGGTTAAACCTCTTGGAATGTGTTCCATGCAACGTCGCGATCTGCAGCGCTGATGTCGTAGCCTAATACTTTCTCAATCGCTTTTACTTTTGGCGTTCCATCACGACCAAAATTATCTGGATTGCCTTCTTCTACCACTTGCGCTAATGCATCAAGCGTAGGATCGGTTTCAGGTGCTTTCTTAACTTTAATCGCTTTCTTTGCGCCAACTTTGGTACACCCTTGTGCCAATGCTGCCTCAATAAGTGATTCGCGAACGTCCATTTCAACGCCTGCTTCCATACGGATTGCAATGCCATTCAAAGCAACCATTTGTAAAATTGGGGAAACTAACTTCATGAGTGGGTAACTCCTAGATAAAAAATGGCTCCCCCTCGAAAGAGGGAGCCTCGCACTTAAAGTGCAGTGTCGACAGTAATGACGCCGAAGTCTTCCAACAATGTTGGATTAGCAGGATTGCCTTTGAACTGTGGCTTTAAGAAGCCAAAGATCTTTCCGCAAGCAATGCCAGGTTGGTTATTGTAGTCGAAGTAATCTTCGTCCCAATAAGCCGCACCTAAATCCGCCATGCCTAGTGCCTGAGCACCACATAGCAACATACGTTGGCCTTCATCGTTGCCTGATGCTCCCATCTTATTGGTAGCAGTTGCACCGCGAGTATCAAACACATGACGGAACTCATGGATAATCATGCCATCAACCATTACTGAGTTAGTGCCTTTGAATAGACTATTCTTATCACCACGAACACCAGCATGGCGCACGTTAGCAATAAAATCAGCGTCTAGCTTTAACTGAGCCATGCCCTGTGGAGTCATAAACAAATGATAGACCTCATCACCCCCTGTGCCTTTGATGCCACGGATATAGTTATCCTTAGCATGAGCCTTCAAGTTTACGATGTCCTTATAGGTCGTCGCAGTAAGTACGCCATCAGCAGCAGCAAAGCCAGTGCCAGCGGTTACGCCTGAAGATTTTAAGTGAACACAGCGGTTCGTGGTCGGCGCTACGTCAGCAGCTGGAGCGAAGTCCAAAGTGCTCAGTACGGTAGACGCTCGGGTTGAGCCGTTAGTGTTCAATGTGTACGGCAATGAGCTCATGCTCAAGAATGCCATTTGGTCAAGACGATCACCCATCCAATAACCTAACTTATCGCGTGATTGCTCACGGAAGTTAATAATGGATTTCTGATCAGCCATACGGCCTTGTAAGCGGTTAGCATGACGCAACTGATCAATCTGGATCACTGTGTCATACGCTTTCATGGCCTCTTCATTGCCTTCCAGCGTAGCATCACCTGCGATACCATCACCTTCTAAGTCAGCAACTAGAGTTAGAACAGCGCGTGCGCCCTTCTCGGATTTAGTTAATGATTCAATACGTTGAACCATCGCGTTATGGCCTTTACCAGCAAATTGGTTAATAAAAGACGTATTACGGGCGACGCGCCAAAGGTCACGGGCCCATGCAGTCTTTTGTTCGCTAGTAAGGGCAGCAAAATTGGTTGTAGCCATTTTGATGTACCTTATTTAAACAAAAATGTGCAAATTAACTGGAGCCTTATGCACCAGTTCTGGGTTCCCGTATCGTGAGGACAACGAAGTAACACGCCTTTTAATGTGGGCGATCACAACGCGGTTAACGCACCGCGCTGGTCGAGCTCATGTATCGTCTGAGCTACTACTGAAATGAATGATAATAGCTGAACTACTATTTCACAACACTTAAACCAAATCACCCCGCATTCTAGCGCGTGTTGCTTCAGGTAATGCGTCAAATTCCTCATCAGTCAGCTTCGTAATGTCAACCATTTCGGAACTGGTCTTTCCACCAGATTCACCTTGGTTCATTTTCGGAGGCTGAGCGTTAGAGGCTTCAACATTACCTTTCACGTTAGTCTTTCGAGTCTTAACCGCCGCCTTTGGCTCCGCTTTCTCAGTCAAAAGCTCTGGGCGAACCACACGGATTGCTGCGTTAGCAGCACGGCGGACTGCTTCAGCGGGTAAATAGCCTTGATTTAGGTAAGCACTCTGAAACACCAACGCTTCTGCGTTCAAATCTTCGTCAAAACTGTCAGAATCTGTGTCTAACTGAGGATATTCCTTAAAAACAGATGCTAGTGTGGACTTTAGTTCCATCTTAGCTTCTACACGGGCTTCCAAAGCTTCCATATCAATAGGC